GTAGCTCCTCAACCCGTAGCTCCACAAGCTGTAGCTCCTCAAGCTCCCGTTAATCAATTATCACGCTTTGATCAAGCAAGCCTAGAAAGGCAACAAAGAATCGGCGGCACTGGCAGTTTTGAGGGTGACAGTGATGCTCGCGATGCTCGACTAAGGGCCAATGAAAGGCAACCTGGAGAAAGCCAAACGGAAAGAGATACTCGTGTAGCACAAAGCAAAACCACTAGCTCACAGGCAGGTGGAATGTCCTTCGATGATGCAAGGCGCAGAGCAGAAGGTCAACTAGTAGCAAGAGGGGTAAAAAACCCATCCGCATCCCAGATCAATGCTTTGGCTAGATCAATTCAGGCAGGGGAGGCAGAACGCTTAACGGACTTAGAACTTAAAAGAGATTTAACTCAAGGCAGGATTGATTTACTCGACAAGCAATTAGCTCAAGCTGGCATTGTTCCAGTTGCACCTCCTGTAGTTGATCCAGAGACTGGAGTGATTACTCAAGAATATTCCGATGGATCAATAAGATTCAAGGGGGTAGGAAGAAGTCCAAGCGGAGGAGGCTTTGATCTTGATGGTTTTGTATCAGGTGATGAAGGTGATAAATCCTCTGATTTTAACAAGGGAGAAATTCGAGAGCAGGATGGCGTAAGATATCAGTTCGACGGTAAAAAGTGGAATCAAATATAGACTATGGCATTTGATCCAAACAAACCTTCTCAACTTGTTGGCGGGGTTTTTGATCCCAATAGTCCTTCTACCCTTGTAGAGGCAGGTGCTAGCTTTGACCCCAATCGTCCCTCTACCCTAATTGAGGCTGATGACCCAACCCTTGGTCAAGTAGGAACAGGTCTGCTTGCTGAAATCGCAATCGGAGAGAGTGCCAAATATACTGGAACCACGGCTGGAGCAGCAATAGGAACTGCTACTTTAGGGCCAGGACCAGGAACAGCACTTGGTGCTGGTCTAGGTTATCTCACTGGAGGTATAACTGGTGGCATAGCTGGATCAATCGCTGCACAAAAACGTGAAGGAAGAGAGGATATATCTTGGGGTAGAGTTACCGCTGATACTCTTTTGAATATACTTCCATTCGGATCAGGTAAGGTTACCAAGGGTTCAAAGCTATTACCTCGCCTTGCTGGTGCCACAATTAAGCGAGGCGGCCAGGGTGCAGTTATTTCAACTGGAGCAATGTCCATCGAGAAAGGAATAGAAGAGGGTAGGTTCTTGACTCCTGACGAATTACTACAGGTTGCTACAACAGGTGCGGGTCTAGGCATAGGATTGGGTGTAGCAGGAACTGTATTAAATAAATCCTATAGTAGGTTGCTGAATAAAAATACGGATGAAATAAACGATCTATACAAAAAGGGAGATGTGGATGCGGTTACCGTTGTGGATGCCATTACCGGCGGTGATCCAAACAATCGAGTCAATCGACTGCTGAATACTTTTACATCATACATCCTTCCGTCCAAGGTTATAGGTTCTAAAAGTTCTGAAGCTCTTCGCAGGGGGATGAACGAGACGGGTGCGGCAAAAGATATAGCCGGAAGGGTCAGAAAAACATTAGATAAAGTATACAATAATCTAGATGCAAAGGATAAAAGATTAGTTGATGACTACATCATAGGCAAATCAGATACCTTGCCTAGTAGTGCTTTAAACCTAAAGGACACCATTGATGAAGCCAGGGGGTTGATTAGTGATGCCGCCAGTAAGATACTGAAGCTAAGTGACGAGGGTGTCATTGACCTAGGCGAAGGATTCGTAGCGGCGGTCAGAAGAAGTATAGAGGACGGAAGCTATCTGACCAGAGAATACAGGTTCTATGAGGACGCAAAGTATAGACCATCCAAATCATCCGAAGAAAAACTTCGTCAATCATTTATTCGAGCACTGAAGAAGGGCGGAGAAAAGAACCCAGAGCTTGAGGCTGATAGAATCATACAGAACTACTACGCTAGTCGTAAAACTTCTGATAGCGTCAAGCAGGGTATGGATATACTTGTTGAGAACAGTAAGGTTTTCAAACAAAGGAAGGCATTCAATAAAGAGTTACGTGAGTTCCTAGGGGAATACAAAACGCCCGGTGAAAAATTCTATGGCACAATATCAAGATTGGGCAGGATTGCCGCTGACCAGACTGCGGCATTTAATGTCTCGAAGGATTTAAGATTAGCTGGCCTGGCCGTTAGGCTGAATGAAATACCTCCCAATATGAGGGCTGATTTTAATCCTCTTAAAATAAACGGTAAGATCATCAAGCAAAACATTGGGGGTCAGAGAGAACAATTGTATGCGCTCAAAGAAACCCAGAACTCCATTGACCAGCTATACGGTAGCCGTATCCCACAGGATACAAACCTGCTAGTAGAAAATGCCATAACTAAGTTAATCAGCACGACTACTGGTATGACCAAGTTTGCGGCAGTTCCGTTAGCACCAGCGGCTTATTCTCCTCAGCTTTTTGCAAACGCCTTTGGTGTTATAAGTCAGGGAATGAATCCATTTCGCGGGTTCGGAAGAGGTCTTAAGGTTGCTGGAAGTGAACTCTCTGGCAAGGGATTGACCCTGAAGAAAATAAATGAATACAAGAGCCTAGGCTTGGTGGACAAGAATGTTTTTGTCAGTGATATTCGTAATGCCTTCAACAAGGGGTTCAAGTTATTACCAGAAAATAAAGTAGGTAGAGGCGTTGGCACTGCGGCAAAAAAGATAGGTCAATTCTATAGTGCAATAGATACAGCTAACCGCATCTCTGTATTTGAAAACTATAGAGAAGTTATACTTCCAAAGTTAATACAAGGTGTCAATGATCCCAAGAGCTTGAACTACCTGGACCCAGCAACCTTCAACAGGCTCGCGGCTGAGTTAACTAACTCCACTTATCAGAACTATGATCGTATATCCCCTTCGCTTAGATATTTATCCAGGCTGGGTATACTCAATGAGTTCGTATCATTCCTGCTGGAGTTCACAAGGACTACCTTCAATCAGGCTAGACTAGGGAAGTCCCTGATTAATGGTTCTTTTGCTAAAAAAATGAAGAGCGAATACGGAGTGAATGTTAACCAAGGTAAGGCTTTCTTTGAGGGCACTAAGAGAATAGCGTTTCTGTCCGGAGCCTTGGGGGCAGCTTCATTTGGTATAGCTGCTTACAACAAGTCAAATGGTTTTGATAATAAGAAAGTTAAGGCCATAAAAGAAACGGTTGCTTATGACTGGGATGACACCAGCGCGTTGGTTATACAGGACTTAGGTGATCAAAAGGTAGGCCTGGTTAATATGGGATACAGAATGCCAATAGCTGATTTGACCTCAATATTTGAGGCGGGATTAGGAACTGGAAGTTATACCGAAGCCGCTTCTGGAATGTTTGGCGCACTCTCTGATAAGTTTTTTGGAAAGGGAACAATCAACGCAAAGAACTTCTTCAATGCTATTCAGAATATTGACCCAGATACTGGTGAAAGAATATCCAAATCCCCTAACAGGTTGGACAACGTGTTGGATCAAACAACTTTTTACGTATCAGAAAGTTTCACGCCCGGATTTGTTAGGGATATTCAAAGATGGGATGACAGAACCGCAGGAGAAAAAGGTGCTCGATATTTATTGGGCGAAAGAAAATTCAATACTTCTTTTACTGAGGGTGCTGGTAGAAAATTTAACAACGCCGTAAAAAGAATCCGTGGAGTAAGAAATCAGTATTCCGCAGAAGCTCGCGAGGCGGATGATATAGCATCAGTTTATCAGAAGAATAATAATACTTACAGAAGCAATATTGAGGAAATAATTACGCACATAGATAATCTAAGAACCCTCGAAGTAAGTAATCAGGACATATACAAGACACTGCCTGCAACGCTTTCTAAAAATGTTAAGCTCGCTGCTATGAAGGGTATCGTTCTGGATATGCCAGTAGCTGTTTCAATCAAGGGGAACAGGCTCGAACAAACAAAGCAGTATATAGAACTTGTTGAAAAGATGCCCCGTGATCTTGCTACTAAAATGCTTAAGCAGGAAGTTAGCTCAAATAAAATAAATAGAGCGCAGTTAAATACTATAGTAAATGCTATTAAGCTAAGAAGCTCCCTATAAAAAAGCCCCCACCGATTAACTTCCCCTGAAGTTTGCGTGAAGGGAAGCGTGAAATCGATGAGAGCTAACTATGAATGAGGCGTAAAGAAGGTGGAACTACTAACAACCACCCGCCGGGATTACTCCTTGGGCTTACCTCTCTCAAGTATTATACATCATTGGATTCAAGGAACTCCTTGAGCTTTCGCTTTTCGTCCTGCAAAGATTTTCGTTGTTCCTCCATTCTCTCTATCCTGTAGGATAGGGTCCTGGATTCGTGACGAATCATTTCTATTTGCGTCTGAATCCTTTCGATGTTTTCTTTAGGTATTGGCATAAAGTAAATATGTATTTGTTTTTAGAAATGAATACATTGACAATCAAATTGTCAACTGTTTATCGTTTTAGTATCCACGATAGTTGCGTCCTTATTGTATAGGTATCCAGTCATTTTGTTGACTGTTTGAGTTCTGTCGAAGTCAGTCTGCCAAGGCATCTTCCTGTTGTGAAACCCGAAGTTGTAGTCCTGCCTAATCAATTTAGAGATATTCCAAATATAAAGTAAGCCCTCGAACTCGTTCACGTATATGAAGTCCTTCTTGACGGACTCCGCTAGTCCTATGTTAGTGTCCAGCTTTAACTGCTCAATGATCCAAGGATCGTAGGCCTTGCGCCTGGACTTGATTTCAAATAAGTAATTATCGTTCTCGTAATCAAAGGAACTGAACTGATCCTCAGCCTTGATTAGTTTACTGATGCCCGTGAAGGCTATCATTATCTGTTCCGCTACTTGTGCTTCAGTCATTATGTAAATCTCCCTAGGCAGTGATAGAATTTTAGTAAACCGCCAATGTCCCGCTGCCCTTCTCGGTTCTTGGCTATCTCGTAATACATCTTTGTATAAGGTCCTTTGTCATCGATCTCCTTTGAGGATTCAAAGTCCCCATCGGTTGGATACATTAGTAACACAATGTCAGCATCGTTCTCAATGTCCCCGGAATCCTTTAGGTCATATAGCTTTAGCCTACCGTTCTTGGCACCCTCTCGGTTCACCTGAGCGAGTAATATAACGGCTATATTTAAATCAATAGCCATCTGCTTTATCTTGTGAGAGATGTCGGCTATACCTTCAGCCTTACTCATCCTAGATGAAAAAGGAATGAGTTGTAAATAATCAATAACGAGCAACTTAACGCCGTATTTATTAACGAACTGCCTGGTTTGACTACAAAGATCGTCTGCACTCTTGACCGCGTGAGATGTATATATGGGTAACTCCGAGAGTTGATTAACAGTCTCGGTTACTCTAGCCATTTGTTTGTCAGTGGCTACGTTGTCCTCCACGTTACGAATGTTGACTCCAGATATTACTTGGGTCAAACGCTTTGTCAGTTGCTTCTGAGGCATCTCCAGTGAGAATATACCGCAGTGATGACCGTCCTTCTTGACTGCCTGTAGTGCAATGTATAGGGCCAGGGCGGACTTACCGCAGGATGTGGGGGCAGCAATGGTCATAACCTCACCAGCGGCGATGCCTCGATTGCCTAAGTAATCATCAAATTTATTAGTATGAGTCTTTACTACATCGGGTTCGTATTCGCCGGACTGCATCTTCTTTATATCCTCAAGTAATTCCTTGGCGGATTCGCCTATCTTTACTTTGGATTGGCTGGCCAGCGGTCTAGCCAGCAGGGTGTTCTCCAGCTCTGAACGAATCTCGTCGTAGCCCTTTGTCTCGGACTCAACTTCTTCGACGGCCAGTCGGCACGAGCGCATAAGCTCACGGAGCTTGGACTTCTCCGCTACGATGTGAGCGTAGTAAGAAGCCTGAACAGGGGTAGAAGCCTTGTCACAGATGGACAGTAGCCCGGCTATGCCTCCGACCTCATCAACGCCCCTAAGGGTCTTCAGGTGCTCTAGAACGGACACGTCATTCAAGGGCTTGCCTTGAAGTGCTAGTGCTCCGATTGTTTCAAATAAAAGTTGGCATCTCTGCAAATAAAAATCGCCGGACTGGACGATTTGAGTAACGGAATCGTAGACTGATGTATCCTCTTCGAGTAAACAAGATGCGATTAATCCTTCCTCCGCCTCAGCATTATGTGGTTGCTGATGGACCAGTAGTTCCAATTCGTCTTGATTCATTCTCAACTGTGGACAAAAGAGAGCGAAGCAATTGACCCAAAGCGTTGTGCTTTATTCTTATTTCTTTAGGTAATTTTAGGGCATCAATCTCGTTGTGAATGTTGAGGGATACCTCTGCGGCTTCTATAATTTTTGTCATTTTTTGTTAGTATATTTGTGAAGTTAAGAACACTTGAACCCCCCGCCGATTTGCGGAGAGCCAAGCATTCTAGCACAAGGATTTACTTCTTCTCTTCTCTTTCGAGCATCCCTATGGCTATCAATGAGTAGCCAATTAGGTCACGAAAGATATCCTTGGATTGATCGCCTTTTGTGGTAACCTGGAGCGACCCATCTGAACAGAAAGCCTTAGCTCTCTGGAATTTGTCCTGCATACGGATGCAGATACCTGTAAGGGGATGAACGCCGAACTCAGTTGAAGCGTCAAAGTTAGCGAAGGGGTTATCGCAAGTCTTGCCACCCGTGTAATCCGAGTTCTTGTTAGCGGTCATAGCTAGGATGTCATCCATCTCTTCGGAGCGGAACTTATCCCACCACCCTTTATCGAAGTCCCCCATACCTTAGAAGGGTGAGTCGTCACTCGCTGGCACTGTTGCCGCGGCTGGAGCCGAGGAGCTAGTGTTTGCGGGTGCATCAGCGGGGTTAACTGCTAGTGACATAAAAGATAGACCGCTCTTGGCGACCTTCTTCCATCCTTTGAGGTAGTAGGTCTTACCCTCTACGTCAATCTTCCCGTTGTAATCAGGTTGATTGGGTTTTTCTTTGCGGTCATTCACGAAGAATGTTCCGGTGTTGGTGTTATCGTATTCAGCCATAGTTATTATTGGTTGGTTAGAATTCAGTTGTTGTAACAACTGGTAGAGATTTACCTTTGCCGTGCTTGTTGGTAGCATCTGGGTCCTTAGTATCGTCGATAGCAAAGAGTCCATTCAGGGCATACTTACGAGCATAGGAACTAGCGGAGCCAGTTATCTGAGCATCGTCCATACCCTTCTTTACTTCAGCCTCACGAGCGAAGGCTGTTGTTGATGCGATAGGATCGGAGTGCGACTCGTGAACAGTCGCTGTTGCCTTAACGTATACTCGACCACCTACCTCAACGATCTCATCGCTGACAGTTAGGAAGCAATTGTATTTGTTCAATAAAGGCTTAACGGCCTCTAGTATATCCTCGGCGGATCTGTATGAATACCCACCGAACTTATTAGTCTGTCCCTTCGGAGCCTTTAGCTCGGACTGGATGGACTGCATTATCTTTACTGTATTATCTTTGGTCATAATAGTTTTTGGTTAGTTCACGATACAGTTTGCATCGTTCTTTTTCATTGGAGCAGGACTCAAGTTCTTTCTTGGTCGCTCCTAGAATTCTTAATTCAACAACCTGTTCGGCGGCTGTCAATGAATTTTTAAATTTTTTCGTAAGTTGTATAAGTCCAACGGGGTGAAGGACATCCAGGGTTTCTTGTTCTAGGTAAGCAGCCATAGCATCGAGGACACCAGGCAAATGTTCCTTTTCACCCTTGCACATTCTGAGATAGAAGTTCTCCACCTTGCCGAGTAGACTGTTCGCTTGTCTGGATATAACACCGCGAACCATCCCGGTCTGGTGGTCGTGGTCAAGAACCCAATCGTCTTTCTTCGAGGCCAGGATAGGACAGCACAATGGTTTGTTCCGTTCCCTGAATTCTTTTATTTTACTCTGAGGAAGATACGTCATATTTTTTTATCCATTCTCTTATACTTTTCTCGGCTATGCCGCCTAGTTCTGCCTGTATTGATTTGTATGTCAAGCCCTCATTTCTTAACTGATAAGCTCTGCTTGCGAACTCCCTCTTTTGTTCATCGGTAAATCGTATGCCTCGCCTAGTTGTCTTGTCGTTGCTGATTAAACCTAAGCGTTTCATTCGATCAAAACCCTTGACCTTGCACTCACGCAGGAACTTATTCCTGGTTATCATTGCGTCGAAATCCTCGTCGTTATGATGTGCCTCCAATAAATTAAGTGTGCTTGTTGCTGGATTGATATCGTTCATTCTAATTCTAATTGTTTTATTGATAGTATTTGCCCAGTCGATCCGCGATTGAAGACGCATCGCCCAGCCCTGTCGGGGACTTTCTTCAGTATATACTTCAGTGCTGACTTCTCATCCCTAGCCCACTTGCAAGTTCTTCCCACGTAGCCGTCGGGCATATCATTCATCGTGTATTTAATTTCGTATTGATTCATTTCATACGGAGCAGCCAGTAAAGTTCAGCGCACTTCTTCGCTACCTTTATTCCTTTCTGCATCTCTTCCTGCTTCCAGTCCTTGTGATGATGCTTCTTTGTATCGCAGTCAATCACAACGGAACGACAGGCTGGTAAGTAATCCAGACCGTGCTCCTTCATCAGCATAAATGATTCAATGGCTAACTGCTGGCAGTCCTTTGGGTAAGTCTTAGCCTTGCCCTTGGTGTTAGTCCTGCACTTGTAGTCCGCTAAGAATAACTGGCCATCGGAATCGTGACCAATGAAGTCCACGCTACCGGCGATCTTGATTCGATTACTCGCTACAATCTTCTCACAAGCGATTGGCTTAACACCTTCAGCGTGAATCCATTCCACGAATGGTGTAGCCCACTCGTCCCAGACACTAGCCTCGGGCTGTTGGTCTGAGTAAAGGAAGTTGTAATCAACGTGATCCTCAATGACCTTGTGAACAGTGGTGCCGAACTCCGAGGACTCAATGGTGTCACCAGTAATGGGGTGCTCCCTTGTTCCATATGTCAGACGCTCAATGTCCTGCCACACGAGGTGCGGGAATTGTCGGGCCAGTGATGTAATCATCTTGGGTTTGTAGATACTATCCAAGAAGGAATCCTTTACTATGCCAAGGACAGTAGTAACGGACGGGTAGACTTTCGTTTTCTTCTTAGCCTGTGCGGGGGTAGTTACTTCACCCTCGAACGAGGGGTCAGATACGTCAGTGCAATTATAAAAGTGCGCCATTATAGTTCCTCCTGGTCCATCACGTATTCAATTGCTTGACGAAGTGACTTGGTGCTGATGCCATCGCAGGGCATTGAAACTATCGGATCAAAGAATCCCTCCTTGTGAATTTCACAAATGTTAATACTTCCGTCAATGTCCGCTTGCCAGATGTGTGTTAGACCCTGGTCAGCGAAGTAATTAAAAACTTCTTCGGTCTTTCTGGGAGGTAACTCACTGTGTTCAACGACTTGAATTGCTGAAGCAATCTCGTCGGCTAAAGTATCGGAAGTCTTGGCTTGGTGCTCAAGCTCCTGAACTACTTCGTATGCATTGTCCTTAGTTATGTTCATCATTGTGTTAGTTTATGGATTAGAGTTGCTAGTAAGACTGAAGCCCCGATTCCGAGGATGCAACAGAAAACTACAACGGCGGAATAAAAAACATCCTTGCCGCCTTGGACTAATTCTTCGTATTCATCTTTCATATTATTTATTGGTTACTCTCTGGATTAAAGTTACGAATGCCTTGGCGGCAGTCTGATTGACAACCCCGTTGCCTAGGAGTCGGAGTCGATCCACTCGGTTGGTAGTTGCGTCCACCCCACGGGTAGTCCCATTAGATGCTCGACCCAGTTCGGATTCAGCTTGCCCGTTGCTTTCCCGCAATGACCCGCTATGTCCTCCTCCAAGTTGGACTTCTTCCGATTGGCTAGATGCTCGCGGTTCTCCTCCGTTATCTGGGGATGAACCTTGTTGGCTCTTGGTGTCGGCCACGACTCTTGGCTCCTCCCACTCGTGCTGAGGTTCGCCCGGTCTTGAAGGCCACTCAAAGCCTTGGCTCCCTTGCGACTGTGATCCATATCGGGGTAGTGAACTTGTTCCCTGAGGTTCATACACCCCGCGTTCTTCTCCGCTCTGGTCTGTGCCAGTTTCTCTGGAGTCCGCACTAGGTTGTTGGAATCGAAGGTCTGAGGTGTTGCCCAATTCTTCCCCTCCTCGTGAGTCTCCACTGCATCCCGCAGTTTCGCCCCGAATGTTTGATTGCTCCTGTGCCTCTTGCTCTTGAAGCCCTGCTCCGTCATCTCCGTGTCGATGCGTCCGCCCTCCGCGTCCGATGTCCTCGCCGTTGGCCATCCCAAGGATGAAGACTCGCTTTCTCTGATGAGGTGCGCCGACTTCTTCCGCTGAGAATACTCCTGCCGTTGCTCGGTAACCCAGTCCTTCCAACTCTCGGAGGACATATTTGAGAACTGATTCTCCGTCCCCTGTCTTAGCTGAGATGATTCCTCCAACGTTCTCGAGGAAAACAATTCGAGGTTGGCAGTCCCTGATTCCATCTCTGATGTATGGGAACAGGTGTCTAGGGTCATCAGTTGCTTTACGTTGTCCTGCACAACTGAAGGGTTGGCACGGGAATCCGCCAGATAGGATGTCCACTTGTCCACGAAACTTTCCGTAAGGGAATTGTTTAACGTCCGTGAAGACAGGTGCCGCATCCAGCTTTCCCTCTTCCATCTTTGCAACCAGGTTCGCGACAGGGAATCCTTCCCTCTCCACGAAAGCGATTTCTCGCAGGTTCGGCAGAACTCTTCTAAGTCCAAGCCCGATTCCTTCGTATCCTGAACAAAGGCTGATGTGTGTAATTGCTTTGGTAGTATCCACATTTTATCTTTCTATTTTTAGTATTGTTTTTTTTTCTTGACAGGGTGTCAAATTGAAGGCCTACCATAGGGAAGTCTTCCGTCGGTAGTCAATCCCTAAGTAAGTAATTTTTTTATAAAAAATATTTGGACATAGGGACTGGCTACCATAGGGTAGGCTAACATAGGGTAGGGTCAGCACTCCGCTGTGAAGTGGCAGTCCCCGTGGTCTTCAAGGCACTTGAGAATCTTTTCACCAAGGGCCAGGTCAGCGTAGTCCCGAACCTCTCCGCGGGTGATGTTACTCTTGTCCAAGTCATCTTGGCTATACGAGTCCACCTTGTCAAAGAACCCGTGAACCTTGTCGTAGTCCAGTCGATCCTTGATCTTCTTGATGCCGTATTTGACGGCAGGTATATCTTCTTCGTAGAAGTTGTAGTCCAATTGGTCGGGTGCAGTTCCATCGACACCGAACTGGTCGGCGGCATTGGATGATTGCACAGCAACCCAGAACTTTCCTTTTATATCTCCGTTGTAGTATCGTCCCATATTGTTTTCCTTTCTATTGTTATGCGATTGAGCATCGTAGGATGCCCATCTTAGTTGTCACGTATCCCGTGCCAGTAGTAACATCCTCGATGAGGAACGGACGCTTCGGTGAGCGCACCTTGTATCCCCGTAGGTAGTATAATTTTCCGTCACGTGAGTCCTTGAGCTTGGCTCCGAGCCAGTCCTTCGGGATGCCTAGGGATTCGTAGTTCTCGTTGAGATACTTTTCCTCCTTTGATACCGGTCTGCCTGATTCTGACAGGAGTTCAACCTCTAGCTTGAAGGTAGCACTATCGTTGGAGTATCGGCATCCGCCCATACGTAGGGACAATCCAAGTCTCTCGCCAACGGAGGCTAGCTCGGACTGTAGTTCTTTTCTGATGTCTGCAAGGACATCGCGGTCAATCTTATCTATGTGTATTGTATTCATTAGTAGTATTATTATTTCTCTTGTTGTTATACCATTATTCCTAGAGTAGGAATAAATAGTTCAAATGGTTCCTTGGTCTTGTGAATACCAAGTAGTTCGTATTGTCCCTCAATGAACTCGTAGATATTCATCTGGGCGTTCGGGTCCTGGCCGTGCATCTTGTTGAAGCGATACTTGCGAGCCTTTAGTTCTTCGGCGTTGTCAAAGGGCTTCCCGTTACGGCTGCCCTTGCTGGTTCTAATTATTGTAGTATATTTTTTATTGCTCATCGTTTATCTGTTGTTCGATTGCGTCATTGACAATCGTTATGTCCTCCTTTGATAGAGAATTAATTGGTATTTCTTTGTATTCATCGGAGTCCGTCAAGTAACTGACCCGCATAATTTGTATGTGCTCGATGCGAACTTCCTTCCAACTCTCAGTGACCCATTGGTCACCGAAGTCCGAACTGCACTCGCACTCCATTAGATGCCAATCAACATCGGCATCAATCAAGAACGTCTTGTCCCTGAGTTCTAATTCTATTTCTACTTCTTCCATATGTATCCTTATTATTTGTTATTCATATAGCTCTTCAATCTTTTTCTGGTTTTTTCTTATGTGATACTGAGCTTCACTTACCTTATCCATCCAGTATCTGATCGTTCTAAGGTAGCTTTGTTCGGCATCCTCCTTCTGCGATAGCGTTTTACTGCTAGTAATCGGTTGGTTTTCACCGAAGATTTTCTTTAGTTCGGCCTGTTGGTTGCCGATGTTGTCGATTATTTCTGATATATGTTTTGTATCACTCATTTATAGTTCTCCATTTTTGTTAATAAGTAGCTGAGGGTTTCGGTCAAGTCAGCCCGGACTTTCTTCAAGTCCTGAAACATCTCGTAGTTCTCATTCTCTTGGTCACTCGTTTGATTCAGTCTTTCATTACGAAGCCTTAGCTCGTAGTTCCTGTCCTGTAGCTTCTGTAGCTCATCCATCAAATCCCTGTTGCGTTGAACGAGTCCATCGTATATGCCCTCGTATGCCCTTGGGTTCTCGTATGATACGTTAGCCTTGGGCCGCACGTATATCCGTATCTCTTGTGCTTCATCAAGCGGTATGCTTGGTCGGTTACCCCAAGGTGTCTTGGGCTTTGATCCACGTAGGACCAGGCGGTAAGAGCTTCCGCATTCTTTAGCGTTCGCTCGCATTTCTTTGATGGTATTCCAACCATCCTCGTTGTTCTCTACCTTCATAAGGTAGTCGTGTTTTGGTTTGTCAGTTTTACTCATTGTTCTTTTCTTTTATCTGTTCCAGGCTTCCTTGATGGTCACCCATATGATTGCTTGTGCCTCGTATGCCTTGAGCTTGTGCTCCTCAGCTATACGTGCCGTGATTGCCTCGACCCGTCTGTATTGGGTCGCGGTTAAACTTTCTACTGTATCTACGATCCCGTCCTTGGGCTTGCATAAACTCGCTCGTATGTGCCACTTGTCCACAGTAACGTGCTTTGGACTCAACCTCCCTATATTCATTGAGAAGGCGTGAGTCTTCGGGCTTTTAGCAATGAGGGTTGTGTCCCCATTTAGAACTCCCCAAGCCTTTCGCTTATTAGGATTGTAAGTGCATACCTTGAAACTGTCTATGGTCCGCCCTTCGACAAAGGCCCTGATCATTGACTCCGCATCTTTTTTGTTACGCTCCCAAGGATTATTAGGTGAGAGGATTGCGAGTTCGGCAGCCACTATGTATCTGTCGATTCCGTATTCCTTGCTTAGTCTTTTAGTAAAGCTCTGAGCGTCCTTATACCATAGCTTGCCTAGCTTGCGTTGTTTCCTAGTCGCTTGCAATAGCCACGCCGTCTGACAGTTGGCTATGATTCTGTCTGTAGTTTTTGTTAGTGTTCTCTTCATA